TTGTTTTTTAATATTATATAAAAAATATTTTTTTTTAATTTTTAATAATTTATTTCTTCTAATGAATACCATTGCCATTTATTATCTTTATATTTATAATGTCCACCACATTTTTTATTATCATTATAATATTTAGCAAATTTGTTCCATACGTCATTTGTATACATATCATCATATTCTAATTCTATATTTTTTAAAATTTTTATTTCTTTTAATAAATAGTTTTCGCTAAATGCATTTCTTTTAATTTTTTGCAAAAATTTACAATTTAAAAAATTTAGATATTCTATATTATTATAAAAAAAAGCATTTTCTGATATGCATTCAATTTCATTTGGAAATTTTATATCTACTAATAAATTTGACCCAAATGAAAAATTCTCAATATTTTTCAATTTATAGCATTTTGATAAATCTAATTGCTGTATTTTATTTTTTTCAAAAGCATAGCATGAAATAGTTTCTATTCCCAACGGTAATTTTAATTCTTTGATATTGCATGTAGCAAATGCATATTTTCCAATATTAGTTAAATTTGTATTTTTGCTCAAATCTAATTTTTCAATTTGTATATACATAAATTCTTTATTGTCAATTTTATTATAAATATTAGGCAAAATTAATGACTGATAGCTTTTAATATAATAGTTTTCATGATGCAATTCGGAATTTATAGAATCATCAAATTCATTTAAATTACTCATATAATATTTATCAAATTCTTCATAACTTTGAATAAATTCCACAATATTATTATTTTTATTATATATATATTTAAAGAAAAAAATAAATTAAAATGACAAAAAATGAATTAATAGATAAAATAAATAGAGAATTAAAAATATCATTTACTGATTCATATGAATCATACCAAAAAGAAATAAACAACATTATCGAAAAAGCAAAAAAATATTTTTACGAAAATCATAGTGATGCTGTAGAAATACAATATTTTATAGCTAAAAATACCGAATTTAAAAAACAAGAATTTAAAAAAGATGGTATCATACTGCTTCCAGATGATGTTTTATCTGTATATGATGTTAAAGAAATAAAAGGAGATCATTTATCAGATACATCAAATAAAGATTTATTTGACGATGAAAAACTATATACTGAATTCTATTCATCAATGCACAATAAAGATACATTCATATTTAGAATATCTAAATTTCAATATTTTGATTTGTTGCAATCATTTTTTACAGAATGGATTGAATATTCATATGATAGAGATACGCATTCTCTTAAATTTTTATTAAAACATCACAATAATGATGTTTTAATAATGACATATATAAAAATACCAGAAGAAAATCTTTATGAAAATTGTTATTTTTTAAAACATGTTATAAATCAATGTAAAAATCTATTAAAAATAAAATAATAATATGACAAAACAAGAATTAATAAATAAAGTAAATCGAGAATTAGATATATCATTTGCTCTTCCATATAAACTTCATGAAGAAGAAATAGAGCGTATCATTGATAAAGCTAGTCAATGGTTTTATGAAAATTATAAAGAATCTGTTGAAATACAATATTTTATTATTAGAAGTACAGAATTTCAAAAGCCAGAATTCAAAAAAACAAGAACAATAAGACTTCCAGAAGATGTAGTATCTGTATATGAAGTTAAAGAAATAAAGGGAGGATCTCTAATTGGATCTATAGATAAAGATTTTTCTGATGATAAACTAATAGCAGCAGAATTATATCTAACGCCATTTACAGGAGATGCTCTTGTATTTAGAACAGCACAATTTCAATACTGGGATTTAACAAGAGCATTTATTGCAGAGTGGATTAGATACTCGCATAATAGACTTACCCATTCTGTTAAAATTCTAGGAAGAGATCCTCACAATGATGTTTTATTAACTACATATATAAAAATACCTGAAGAAAATCTTTATGAAGATTATTACTTTTTTGAATATGTTGTGAACAAAAGCAAAATATCTCTTGCAAATATGATAACTCTTTTTGACTTCAATCTAATAGGCGGTATAAAAGTTAATATAAGTGAAATCAAATCGCAAGCCGAATCAGAATTAGAAAAAACCATTCAAGCTATAAACGATGTAAACCTATCTGATTGGTTTTTTATATATCATTAATAAAAATTATATACTATGATAACAGATATTTATTTAAAAGATATTACAGATATTACATATGATAATAAACAAATAGAAACATACAATGAAATTGAATCTTTAATATCTCAAATAAAAATGATATTATATACAAAACAAGGAGATGTCATTGGAGATTATAATTTTGGATGTAATATAGAAGAATATTTATTTACATTTAATCTAAATGAAGATGAACTAAAATATAAAATTATGAATCAAATTCAAACATATTGTCCAATATCCGCAAATTATAATATAAATATTGATGTAAAATTTTTTCAAGGAACTTTAAGAGATATATGTTTAATAGACATTTATATAGAAAATGAAAAAATGATTGGATTATTAATAAAATAAAATGCATAAAAAATAAAGTTTAACATAATATAAATATAATCTAATTATTATAAAAATATTATAGTATCAAATTTCATAGTATTTTATAGCACTATGAAACTTGTTTGTAAGGATAATATCCTTTCGGGGTTATCCTTACTGGACTTACTACAAAGCCCTCTATCCCATTAGTCGTAAGACAGTTTGGGATTGCCTTTCGCATTATGTTTCCACTACCATTAATATCTGCATTGATGATAATTCCATCCTTGCTCTTAAACAAGCCACGACTTATCCTCCTTCCAACATATTCATCTCTATGTTCTATTGGCTCTAAATCAACCAAACTACATTTACTCGTATAACTTTCCTCCTGTAATATAACATCAATGCCAACTAACCTGCATTTATATTCTAACATATTAATAAACTTAGAGTGTGGAATTAAAGTGAAATTTTGATTGTTCTTATCTCCAATATTAACTCCTGTTTTCCATCCATCGTTTTTACCTATAATCACTGTTCCTATATTAAACTCAACTAACTTATCAACAAGCATTCTACTTGCTTTATGCATATAATCTTCTATCTTGTTGTTTCTCTTTAGTGTGAGTTTTTCTATCTTATTACTTGTTCTTCTGTTTTCATCTTGGTTCATTAACTTGCTGAGTAGTTCTGCTTTGCGTTTGTTATAATACTGGTTGATAGCTTTTAGCGGTCTGCCGTTAATGATAAGAGGTTTGAACTCTTTTACATTTGAAGTTACAGCCGCTAAGCTATCAACACCAATATCAATGCTTGCTATTTTATTTTTATCTATATTTCTTTTTTCTATTTCTTTTTCATAAACAATCTCAATCTTATATGTTTTGCATGGTAATGGAACTATTCTTGTCTGTTGTATGTTTTTTTGTTTTGTTTTAATTTGAATATTTGTGTTTGATAGTTTTACTATATCATTTTTTAATTCTACTTTTGAAATAGCTTGTATTGTATAGATTAGTATGTTTCTACCTTTTGTTTTATGTTTGTATTTAGGTAATGATGGGCGTTTTTTGAATTTATCAGGTGCTTTTTTCCATTCTTTTATTGCTTTGAAAAACGATTTCCAATTATTATCTAATTGTCGTAAAACTTGTTGGCTTACTTTTCTTGGCAAAGCAATATAATCAGGGTCTTTGCTATTTTGCAACATTTTTTGTAATTCGTGGTAACGAATCCATTTTGCATTTTCTCTTTTACCTTGTTCTACTTCTTTACTTGTTTTAATAAATTCTTGACGAATAATATAGTTACCTTTATTATAAAGGTTTTTGGAAAGAAAAGCCAAATGATCTATTTCTTTGTAATTTTTATGATTTTTTGATATAATATGTTTTTCTACTAATTTCATTTTTGTTTTTCTAATTCTTTAATCAATTGCTCTGTTTTTCTTTTACTTCTTCTTAATCCGTATAATCTTGCAGTAAAAGATGTAATTATGCTTACAAAATCTTGCATTAAATCATCTCTATCATTATCTTGTTTATTTACTATTTCAAGTTCTCTACCTTGCATTTTTAATAGTAATTCAATATAATTTCTTCCAAAGCGTGAAAATCTGTCAGCATGTTCTACTACTATTCTTGTTATTGTTGGGTCTGATAATAGTTTTTCAAGTTTAGGTCTTTTATCATTTAACCCGCTACCTATTTCACAAACAACTTTGTCTATTTTATATCCTTTTGCATAACAATAATTTAACAATCTTTCTTTTTGTCTTTCAAGATTATCCTTGTTTTCAGCAGAAGACACTCTGCAATAAATTGCTGTCCTTTTTTCTTTTTCTTCATCAATGATAATATAAATCCTACCTGTTGGCGTTTTTTCTATTTTGAGTTGTCCCTTCTTTATTCTATTCCATATAGCACGATATTTAACCCCTTCCATTTTTGCATATTGACTTATTTTCAATCTCATAATGAAAAATTAGTATTTTATACATAACAAATACTATGCCATACTATATTTTTTGTGATGTTTTAATATACCTATCACCAGCAAATAAAAGCGATATAATTTCAGGATGCACATTACATATATCTCCATAATATCCATCTAAAAATTTTTTTATCATAGAACCCCATATAGGAGATTCATAATCATTACGTCTGGGAAAATGAATTGTATATAAATTTATATTTTTGTCAAATAAATATTTTGTCAATAAATCTATTTGCGTAGATTTACCGCATCCGTCTAATCCTTCAATTACTATAAATTTGCCTCTTTTCATAATTTTTTTGATATAATATAAAAAATAAAAAAACGATAAATAATAAACATATTATTTTTTATAGTGGATACCACTTCCATTCATCATTTTCTAATTTATAGTATCCTTCTTTTTTGTTATTATCATTATAATATATAGCAAATTCATTCCACATATCTTTTTTGTAATAATCCTCATATTCTATTTCAATATTACCTAATATTTTTATTTCTTTTAATGGATTGATAGAAAACGCACACCATTTTATTTTTTTTAATTTTACGCAATTAGATAAATCTAATATTTTAATTTTATTGCTTTCAAATGCATATGCATCTATTATTTTTATATTTTTTGTTAATCTCAATTGTTTTATTTGATTATTTTCAAATGCCAATGGCTTAATAATTCTCAGCTTTATACAATTAGATAAATCTAATGATTCTATTTGATTATATGCAAATGTATCACGTGATATTTCACGGATATTTTTTGACAATTTCAATTGTTTTATTTGATTATTCCAAAAAGACCAGCTTTCAATAAATTTTAGATTTATACAATTTGACAAATCTAATATTTCAATTTGATTTTTGTCAAATGCTTCATTTTCTATTTTTTCTATATTTTTTGACAAATATATAAAATTAAGTTTTTTCTTCATAAATTGACTTTTTTTTATACTTTTTATTTTATCAAATCTAAATATGTCTAAAATATTTTGATTTTCAAATAATGCTTTTATTTCTTTAATTTCTGTTAAATCATCATTAAAATCAAAATAAAGTCCACTTAATATTAAATAATTACTCTTTATCATAATTTATTTTTTTATAACGGATACCACTTCCATTCATTATTTTCTAATTTATAATCGCCTGATTTTTTATTAGTATCATTATAATATATAACAAATTTGGTCCATAAATCATTTTTTAAATATTTATAATATTCTATATTTATATTATCTAATATTTTTATTTCATTTAATGGATTTTCTTTAAACGCATTTTCATTAATAACTTTTAAATTTATACAATTTGACAAATCTAATATTTCTATTTTATTATTTAAAAATGCAGTCAATTCTATTTTTTCAATATTTTTAGGCAGTTTTAAATGTTTAATTTGATTTTCTTTAAACGCAGTTTCATTAATAACTTTTAAATTTATACAATTTGATAAATCTAATATTTCTATTTGATTATATATAAAAGCAGACCATTCTATTTCTTCAATATTTTTAGGCAGTTTTAATTGTTTTATTTGATTATATGAAAAAGCATCTTTTTCAATATATTTTAATTTTATACAATTTGACAAATCTAATATTTTTATTTGATTATTCATAAACGCAGACCATTCTATTTCTTCAATATTATTAGGTAATTTTAAATGTTTAATTTGATTTTCAGCAAAAGCAAATTCTCCAATATTTTTTAAATTTATACAATTTGACAAATCTAATATTTCTATTTGATTTTTGTTAAAAGAATAATTATCTATTATTTCTATATTTTGTGGTAATTTTAAATGTTTAATTTGATTTTCTTTAAAAGCAAATCTTTCAATATTTTTTAAAATATCAAATCTATGTAAATCTAATATATTTTGTTTTTTAAATAATTCTTTAACATTTGTAATTTCTGTTAAATCATCATTGAAATCAAAATAAAAACTGTTTAATACTAAATATTTACTTTTTTTCATATCTTATTTTATTATAACGGATACCACTTCCATTCATTATTTTCTAATTTATAATCGCCTGATTTTTTATCAGTATCATTATAATATATAACAAATTTGGTCCATAAATCATTTTTTAAATATTTATAATATTCTATATTTATATTATCTAATATTTTTATCTCATTTAATGGATTATCTGAAAATGCATATTCTTTGATATTTTTTAATTTTATATAATTTGATAAATCTAATATTTCTATTTGATTTGTGCGAAATGCAAAATTTTGTATTATTTCTATATTTTTAGGTAAAGATAATGTTTTTATTAAATTATTATCAAATGATAATTCTATGGTTTGTAATTTTATACAATTTGACAAATCTAATATTTCTATTTGATTTTTGCTAAATGCATAATTATATATTTCTTCAATATTATCAGGTAATTTTAAATGTTTAATTTGATTTTCTGCAAAAGCAAATTCGCCAATATTTTTTAAATTTATACAATTTGATAAATCTAATATCTGAATTTGATTTTCATAAAATGCACAATATTCTATTTTTTCTATATTTTTAGGTAAATATACAAAATTAATATTATATCCATTAAATTTATATTCCGTTATACTTTTTATTTTATCAAATCTGAATAAGTCTAAAATATTTTGTTTTTTAAATAATTCTTTAACATTTGTAATTTCTGTTAAATCATCATTGAAATCAAAATAAAAACTGTTTAATACTAAATATTTACTTTTTTTCATAATTTATTTATTTTTTTACAATGGATACCATTGCCATTTATTATTTTCTAATTTATAATTCCCAGCTTTTTTGTTATTATCATTATAATATTTAGCAAATTTATCCCACGCATCATATGATAAATTTTGTGAGTATGAACATGATACAATTATTTTATTTAATATTTTTATTTCTTGCAATGGATTTTTAGAAAACGCATTTTCATTAATAACTTTTAAATTTATACAATTTGATAAATCTAATATTTCTATTTGATTTTTGCTAAATGCATAATTATATATTTCTTCAATATTATCAGGTAATTTTAAATGTTTAATTTGATTTTCTTTAAACGCAGTTTCATTAATAACTTTTAAATTTATACAATTTGATAAATCTAATATCTGAATTTGATTTTCATAAAATGCACAATATTCTATTTTTTCTATATTTTTATGCAGTTTTAATTGTTTTATTTGATTATTCCAAAAAGACCAGCTTTCAATAAATTTTAGATTTATACAATTTGACAAATCTAATATTTTTATTTGATTTTTTAAAAATGCAGACCATTTTATTTCTTCAATATTATCAGGTAATTTTAAATGTTTAATTTGATTTTCTGCAAAAGCAAATTCGCCAATATTTTTTAAATTTATACAATTTGACAAATCTAATATTTCTATTTGATTTATGCTAAATGCATAATTATATATTTCTTCAATATTATCAGGTAATTTTAAATGTTTAATTTTATTTTCATAAAAAACATTTTCTCCAATATTTTTTAATTTTATACAATTTGATAAATCTAATATTTTAATTTGATTACTTTCAAATGATTCATCATCTATTATTTCAATAGATTGCGGCAAATATATAAAATTAATATTGTTCTCATAATTTATTTTTTTTATAATAGTTATTTTATCAAATCTAAATAAATCTAGAATATTTTGATTTTTAAATAATTTTTTGACATTTATAATATCTGTTAAATCATCATCAAAATTAAAATAAATTCCACTCAATATTAAATACTTACTCTTTCTCATAATTTATTTATTTTTTTTACAATGGATACCATTTCCATTTGTTATTTTCTAATTTATAATCACCAGCTTTTTTGTTATTATCATTATAATATTTAGCAAATTTATCCCACGCATCATATGATAAATTTTGTGAGTATGAACATGATACAATTATTTTATTTAATATTTTTATTTCTTGCAATGGATTTTTAGAAAACGCATATAAATCAATTTCATTCAAATTATTACAATTAGATAAATCTAAATATTTTATATTGTTTTTATAAAATGAATATGAATCGATTTTCTTAATATTATCAGAAAATTTTATTTTTTTAATTTTATTTTTATTTAAAGTATTATATCCTATTGCAATTAAAGATGCGCAATTTGACAAATCTAAATATTCAATATTATTTTCTTCAAATGAACGATCCTCAATATCTAATAATTTTTTGCAATTAAATAAATTTATATATTTTATATAATTTAATCCAAATGAAGACATCTTAATTGAAATGATATTTGATGATAAATAAATAAAATAAAGTAAATATCCATAAAAAATATTGCCGCGAATATATTCTATTTTATCAAATCTTTCTAAATCCAATATATTTTGTTTTTTAAATAATTCTTTAACTTTTGTGATATTTGTTAAATCATCATTGAAATCAAAATAAAATGGACTTAATATTATATATTTACTTTTTTTCATATCTTATTTTTTTCACAATGGATACCATTTCCATTCATTATTTTCGTATTTATAATCACCAGATATTTTACCATTATTATTATAATATTTAACAAACGTATTCCATATATCTTTATTGTAATAATTGTCATATTCTATTTCAATATTATATAATATTTTTATCTTTTTTAATGGATTATTAGAAAATGCATCAACAAAAATACGTTTTAAAAATGTACAATCCGATAAATCTAATAATTCAATATCATTATTTTTAAAGGATTCAGAATATATTAAATCAATATTTTGAGGTAATTTTAATTGCTTTATTTTATTGTTAAAAAATGCATGCTCATTTATAATTTTTAAATTTATGCACTGATATAAATTTAATAATTCTATTTGATTATTTTTAAATGCATATGCATCTATTATTTCTATGTTTTGGGGTAATTTTAATTGTTTTATTTTATTTGATTCAAATGCCCAAGATTTAATAATTTTCAATTTTATACAATTTGACAAATCTAATATTTCTATTTGATTTTCATAAAAAGAAAAGCTATTTATTATTTCGATATTTTCTGGTAATTTTAATTGTTTAATTTGATTTTTTTCAAAAGCAAATTCGCCAATATTTTTTAAATTTATACAATTAGATAAATCTAATATTTGAATTCTACAATCCAAAAATGCGTATTCACCTATTTTTTCAATAGATACTGGCAGATATATAAAATTAATATTTTCATTTGCGAAAAAATTTTTTTTAATTATAATTTTCATTTTATCAAATCTATGTAAATCTAATATATTTTGTTTTTTAAATAATTCTTTAACATTTGTAATTTCTGTTAAATCATCATTGAAATCAAAATAAAAACTGTTTAATACTAAATATTTACTTTTTTTCATATCTTATTTTTTTATAACGGATACCACTTCCACAAAGGTTTGCTATATGTATATATGCCTTCTCTTCCTTTATTAATGTGATAAAATTTAATAAACGTGTGCCATCTATCTCCTAGGTCTGACTCATCAAATGTTATTAATACATGATCTAAAATTCTAATTTCCTGTAAATCATTATATGAAAATGCTCGTTTTTCAATTTCGATAATTTCTCTAGATTTTGTTAAATCTAATAATTTTATTTTATTATATGCAAATGCATCACGTGATATTTCTTTAATATTTTTATGTAATTCTAATTCTTTTATTTTATTTTGTTCAAATGAACTAAAGTTTATTGTACTTAAAGAATCACATTGAGATAAATCTAATTTTATTATTTCATTTTCCAAAAAAGCTCTTTGTTCAATTATTGAGATATTTTTGTTTAATTTTAATCGTTTTATTTTATTTCTGAAAAATGAACAATCACCAAACGCCTTAAAATTTATACAATTAGATACATCTACTATTTTAATATTATTTATGCCAAACGCATAATATTTTATTTCTTGCAGATTGATGCAATTTGAAAAATTAACATATATAATATTTGAATTTGAAAACGAACCTGAATCTATTAGTTTTATATTTTCATTAAAAAAAACAAAATTACATATAGAATTAATACTTTTTCCATCAAATTGTTGTTTTTTTATAATAGTTATTTTATCAAATCTTAATAAATCTAAAATATTTTGCTTTTCCAATGATTTTTTGACATTTGTAATTTCTGTTAAATCATCATTGAAATCAAAATAAAGACTATTTAATACTAAATATTTACTCTTTCTCATAATTTATTCATTTTTTCACAATAGAATTTATTGCAATTTGTATATTGTTATATTCTAGCATATTTAATTCTATTTTAACACTCATATTATCTATATAATCTTTTTGAAAATCTTTTTTCAGCACATATTTTTTATTATGAATATTTTGTTCGGACAATGTTTTTCCATTTTCAATATCAAAAATTTCACTATTATTTTGTATATTTTTTGTATAAAGTTCTATTTTATCTAGTTTATACAAGTCTATTATATTTTCAATGATATATGATTTTGTCATATTATCAATATCATTTATACTTATTATGCCCTTGTCGGCAAAATTCTTAAATACCTTTTTTACCTTATCATCATGTCCATCTCCCATAAGGTTTCTAATTAGTCTATTTTTAAAATTTATAATAATTATAATTTTATCATTATCAAAAGCATATACAATCTCATCATTTAATGCATCATATTCATTTATATTATTATATTTTCTTACTATAAATTCTGATAAATTTATTTCATTTTCTATATTCATTCCTTTACTTCCCATAAATGATTTTATTTCCTTTAAATTATTAAATCCATTTTTATCATTATATTTAGATTTTGTATAATACAAATTATAATAATTATTATCAAAAGATGATTTCCAAATATTTATATTTTTTTTATCTATTGCAATTTCATCTATTAATGGATATATAGGATCTAGTCCAAATGTTACAGATGATATCAAATCATCTTCATTAGATACCTTATTATAAAATTGATTTTTTAATAATATAGAATTATCATTTGAAATATTTAAATGAGTATTTAGCATAAGATAATCCCTTTTTGTTAATATAGTAAAATCATCATCTTCTCTCAAATCAAATATCAATACATCTTTAAATTTGGGAATATAATTTCCGCCATATCTGTATATGATATTTTTATTAGATATATTTTTCATTTCATATCCTATAATATCATATTCATAATATTGCGATGGTTTATTCAAAATATTTTGCGGTACTAATTCATTTAATTTTGTTAATTCATCAGGATGAATACACCTAATATTAAAATCTTTTGTATTTGTTATATCTCCATTAGAATTAGATATTATATATTTCATTTCATTATTATCATTAGATATAATATCTATCAAATATGCAAATGAAAGTTTATATTTCAAATAATTTCCATATCCATATCCTCCATTTTCATAAAACATAATGCTATTGCCCCAAAAGTCAAAATTTGGTAAATAAAATGGTAATGATGCGTTTAAATATTCGGGTTTTATATATGAAAGATTATTTTCAAATTTTACAATCTGATTTGTTTTCTCGACATATTCTACCGTAGGTAATGTTATATATGATAAATCTGCTATAGCAGTTAGTCTATTATACATTCCATCCTCATTTTGATTAATTTCAAATTCTAAATTTGAAATATTATTGTTAAATAATCCAAATGTATTTATATTATTAAGAAAATGACTATAATGCTCTAAATTCAGTGGCTGTGATATTTTTATATCCATTGGAGATTCTAAAAATGTACTACCATATCCAAAATTTATTACAGACTTTTGCGAAATATTATTGAATGTATATAAATCCAAATATGAAATATTTCCATTTTCATATTTATATGATGATATAGACAGTTTTATTTTGATTAAAATAAATTTCCATTTTTCATTAACAATTGTCTCATATGATACAGGAGGATCATTAGTATCTATATTAGCAGGAGATGTACTTATGACAATAGAAAATTTATAATTATTATATTTATAATTATCAATAGTCAAATATCTTCCCCTAAAAAATGTATATACTTTATCTATACTCGAATCGTATCTAAATGTTGAATATTTCTTTTTTGAAAATAGTTCTAATTTATTATTATTATAATATTCTGTTGGATATCCCGATGAAAAATATAATGTGAAAAAATCTATATCTGTGGATTTAAAATCTATAATATCTAAAAGTTCTCCAATACAATAATTATCAATAGATGTTTTATCAACAATACATTGTGGAACTTTATCTATGTAATACCATTCGTGCGTATGATAATTTGGATCATCATCATTAAAAAGTTCACTTGGAGAAAAATTCATTGCTCCAAATGATATACTATTATTTAGTCTATAATCTACATCTCTTATATTGCTTCCATTTTTCACCCATTTTAAAATATATGGTTCAACCTTTGATTTTAAACATAATGAAGATTGATATTTTTCTAATAATAAATCATACTCGCTTTTTATTTTTGATAAATTAAATCTTTCAAGGTTCCATTCTTTTTTTAGATTTTCATACTCGCTTTCTATATCTTCTGTTACAAAATTTGTTAAATCAAAAAATCCATTAAAATTAAATAAACTTGAATCATTATAATATAAAACACTTTCTTCTGGAAGTAATATTATATTTTTATTCATTAATTCAGATGGCAAGAATCCATGACAATAAAATACATTATTATTTATGGTTTTTTCTATCATCCATTCTTTATGATATATAGGCATATCATCATCTAATATAGCAAATGATATTGTTTCTCCCTGTAATAAATCTATATTGTTTAAATCTATTGTAATAGTATTATTTAAATCATCAATTTCTATTACATTTGCAACGCCATATTTATTGCTATAATATTTTATTAATTCATTATTATATGATTTATTATAATCTGATAAAAATATGTCTGTATCAAAATCCTTCAATCCCGAAAAAGATAATAATGAAATCTTTGGATAAAAGCTTTCATATATAGATATTCTATCGTCATTAGATATATAAAATTGTGATTTTTTATCTTCTAATGTTAATGTATAATATTCATCTATATTTTTTATATCACTTATTTCATTTTCTAAAAATTCTATCTCATCTATATACAATGAATATATTATATTTGAATTAGATATTTTATATTTTTTTATCTTTGAAAAACCATCGTTTGTCATAGCAAAATCATCATCAGATATCTTACCTAAATCAGATATTGATATAATAGATTTATTATTATTATAATCAGAGGCACCTATAAAATTTATTTTTCCTATTCTTTCAACGCTTTGATTCATAACAGATATTGTATCGGCATCATAAATTTCATATTTTAAATAATATGATTCGGAATCTATGCCTTTTACATTTGAAATAAAATAAATATTTTCATTTTTATTAAATATATAAAAGGTTTTAAATTCAAATAATTTAAATCCATCTGAAATATTTTTTGCTAATTCTGATAATGAAATATCTGAGGGATAAAAATATGTATAATAATATAGTCCATCTAAATCATTTCCTATTCCATATGATAAAAAAATAGAATTATCTGATGTTAAATAAGATTCATTAGCAATCAATCTCCATCTATGCGGAATATCTGATGAGCTGATACCATCAGAAATTTCTATATAATCACCATTTTTAAAATTTTTTAATATTTTAATTCCTAATGAAGAGTATGATTTTGAGATTAGTTTAGATCGTATTTGATATTTTAATTTACCAACGCCAGATATAGAGCTCAAATCAAAACTCTTATCCTTAAATGATAATTCTATTGTTTTTCTTTTCTCAAAATTTGTTATATTTACTTCTTTTATACACGAATTCTTAATTGTAAATAAATTGCCATATTTATCTTTTAAACAAAAATGCCTTCTATAATCATCACCTATATAGTTATTATTAAAAAATTTTATCTTATAATTTTCATATTTCTCATCAGAATAAAAATAAAAAATTTTATTTGAAATATTAGGATCCTCATTAAATTTGCAATTAATTATAGTATATATCTTATCATATGATATGTTTTTTATAACGCATTCGTCCCCCATTGAAAGATCTTCTCCATCATATAAAATGCATACATCGTCTATATTTATTTTATCCTGCCAGTATCCTAATAGCTTTATTTCATATAAATAATTTAATTGATCAATTGGTGCTATTGATGATATTTGAGATGTAAAATCTAATATAGAATATTTTTCATTTAATGTTGATGTATCAAAATAAAGTTTAATATCATTTTCATTATTTATGATATATTTTTTAAATATATTATTTTTTTCAATTATTTTATTAGATGGAATAGGATATTGATTTATATCTTGTGACATTTTATTTAATGCAATCAAATCCGTTTTCATTTTAAATAAATCTATGGTATTTACATATAATCCAAAGTATCTATTCAGCTCATAATTTTTTGATGTTTTATCGGTAAATAAAAATTCTAGATTTATAATATTATCTAATATAATACCATTTCTTTCAAATCCTTGCGTTATAAATTCATCAAAATCTGTTATAGAATGGCTATTTGTAAAAAAATCATAAAGATACTCTTTCTTTGAAACATAACATCCGTCCTTATATGAAATACCATTATAGCTTGTATATCCATTTTTTTCAAATGAAACATTCACACCATTTTCATCAAAATATTTTCTAGAAATTATATTTCTTAAATATATTCCTATTTTAGATTTTTCGCTCAAATCAAATATCTCAACAATATATGATTTTTTCAATATATCATCTATAATTGAATTATTATCACAATAGTCTGTATATGTTATTTCATTTAATGCGCCTTCTGTTTTAAATATAACAAAATATTCGGGAATTTTCTTTTTTAAAAATAACGGGGCAAATATTGATAAGTCTTCACCTGTTATATTATTTTTTGAATATTCACATCCATATGTATACAATCTTTCATATTGCTGTGATAAATTTTTTTTTACATATTTATAATCATCATCAGATTTATCTAATTTAAATACTATATCATTTGATGTATTACCATTTTGAAAAAAATGCTTTAGATCTATTGCATATGAAGAAAGATGAGATATTTGTACATTCTTGAACATTTTATCTGATAAATATATATCAGAATCTATGCTATTCATCCACAATCCACCTGATGAATCAACAGTTAACTTTACATTTCCTGTAATTTTTGGATTTGTTCTAATAATACCAAATGAATCATCATCAGAAATTTCATTGTTTAATTGTATATTATAATTTCCATTTTTATTTTTAGACATCAAATAATAAATATTATGAAAATAATTGTATTTATTATCATTGCTAACTTTTAATTTTAATCCTATTGTACTTGATATTATATCAACATCATTTTTATTTTTAATTACTATTTCTTCTAATTGATCATTTATAAGTTCATTGGGAATAGTTACTAAATATCCTGATGCTTCCATAGAAACATTATCAGATATAATAAAAATAGTTACCATTCCCTGTGATAATATATCACATTCATATAGCCAATAATATAATCCGGTATTATTATCATAATTTAATATAGAATTTAAAATTTTTAAATTATTATAATCTCCATAATCTATATTTAAAGCTAATTTTAAATGTACATTATAACTATTACTATTATATATTGTTATTGACTTAGAATATCCATTTGGTGTACACAAATATACAGTAGAATTTGTAATTATACTATCAGTACTTAAATATATAGAATTCATTCTTTTATTATTTTATTTATTTTTAATGAGTATTATAAGAAGATGAAATGCCTGGAGTTGTTATTTTTACTGGTGTAGATGATTTATATTTTGATGATATTCTAATATCAAATGAAAATACGCTTGTATCTTTTACATATAAATCAATGCCTATTTTTTTAGCATATGATACATTTTTAACAACTTGCGTATTAGAAATACCAGCTATATGTCCAATTCCATCATATCCATCTCCGAAAAAGTCTGTCATCCTAAATTGATAGATAATTGGAATTTCTATTCTATGAGAGCTTCCACTTTCTAATGTTCTTTTTGCTAAATAATCTGTACCATCCACAATAATATCATCATATATAGATGGAGCTATGTATAGATAGTTTCCGCACGTGTTTTTTCCTATTAGGTATCTATCATTTTCATAAAATCCCATTTTTAATGGATAATGATCTTTTACTTCTGATGATTGCAAATTTGCTCTACAATATCCAACTTGTTTTTCTCCATCTGGTTGAAATGATTCTATGTTAAATAACTTTGAGTGTGTAAACAATGGATACGTTGCCGGGCCAATTGAAGAAACAGCTGGAAAATTGATATTTTCATATAAATCAGTAACTCCTTGAATATCTGGATGTAATATATGCACGCAAAAATCACTTAAATATCCTCCACCAGAATTTTGTCCTCCTATATTAAAATTCCATATAAATGGATATGATTGACCATATGATAATATTTCTGGATATAAACTATTATTAGAAACATTGTATGAATTATTATCATATTTATATAATTCGTTTATTAGTCCAATATCATTTTTTCGCAAATAAATATATTGAGATTTTCTTTGAGCTGACTGAAATGGCATTTGTTGAAAATATTTATCATTAGCTATTTTATTAGAATTGACAGATGATAGCATTAATGGAACCTTATCATATTTTCTTTTCTTTGCATAATCTTCATCCTGCAATGATAAAATATCACTATCCATTAAATCTTCATCTATTCCGCCTGGGAATCTAGAAACCAAATTTAATGGAAGTAATCCGTCATTTTCTATTATCAATTTATATTTATTTGTTATTATTGCTCCTTTTCTTTCATTTGGAGGATATCCCGAAATAATATCATAATAATATCCTGCAAAAATATCAACACATGAATTATTAGAAATATTATATTTTTCTCCATTTGGGCCTAATATATACACCAATAGTTTTCCAGGAACTTGAGATATTGTATCCTGTATTTGCTTTATACTTGTATCTATTGTTTTTATTTTTTCATATAAATTTATTATATTACCTACATTATCAAAAAATCCTGATGATATGCTATCAGAAGAATGCACAAAATATTTATCATTTATATTAAAAGAATTAGATAAGTGTGAATTTAATCCCATATTTTCTAAATCTTGTAAAATAGACGATCTAATATTTTCTGTATATACAGATTTTAATTCTGTAATAAGATCTGTCATATATTCATATTCTTCTGGAAATGTTATCACGACAGATTTTGACCAATCTGATATAACTGGATTTGTTGGATATCCGGCTTCAGATATTGATTTTACTCTAATTTCAACGCTTTCACCAGCTGATATTGGTATATCTATTTGATTTATATTTATAACATCTCCATTTTCTATGTTTTCATTTTTCCATACATATTTTCCAATACTTTCATCATATACCTTTCGCAATGGCACTGTTAGATATTCATTCCAATTAGAATAATATCCTTGTAATACATTTCCATTCTCATCTAAAAAATTATATTGCTCTGTATTGTTAGATGTTCCATCCTTTGACAAATATCTATATGATATAATAAATTGAACAATTTGCTGCGGTATATTGCTTTCTGATATTTTTGGAGCCGGTATTGGAAAAAATCCTCGAACCCTAAACTTGGGCTTTGATATTTCTGCGGGATGTGTTTGTAATATTGTATTTAATTCAGATAATAAAGAAATATATAATTTTTTTGTAGCGGCTTCATTTTTTATTAGTAGATTTAATTGATCTGACAATGATTTTTTTTCTTGTTCGTTTTCAAATTGAGATGAATATAATTTATTACGTATTAATTGTATTGAATTTTGCAATTGATTTAGCTCGGAATATAATGAATTTTTTTGAGACAGTTTGCTTTTTATATCTTCAACTCTAGATGTATTTTGCTTATGATTATTTATTATTACAACTTTAAATGAAGATTTTGTGAGATCTGGTGCATCTGGTTTCATTCCATATATTGCTGGTATAATATTATCCTTTGCCATCATTATAAGTAGTTTACCAAAGTCAATAACCTTTTCGTTGTAATATGATTTTAGATTTACATTGTCGTTATTTAGTAATTCATTTGTATAAAATCCAACTCCCTTCGAAAAATTTATTGTTGTTAAATTAGTATTAGAATCTATAGGTTTCAAAAATATTGTCTCTCTCTCATCATATCCTACATTTATTTGTATAGTCTTAGCAGAAAACGCCTCTGTTAATATTTTTAATTTTTTTGTTCCAGCAGATATTGATTCATTGCCTGAAAGCATTTTAACTATAATAGAGTTTTCTGATGTGTTAACTTCTTCTATTTCATACGTTGTAATTTGGCCAAATTCTAATTTATCTCCCGGCTGTAATATTTCTGTGTTATTATATGTTTGTAAATTATCTGTGTAGTATAATGTATTCAAAAAATATTTTCTTACGGTTTCTTGTGCTGGTGACCCTGCTATAATTGTTTCTCGTATAATATCCTTATATGATATAACATCAAAATATCCCGAATATCTTGATATAAAAATTGGAAATTTGACAATTCCTTCATCTGAAAAATATGAAATATTTCTAGATTTCAAATCTTCTATAAATAAATTATAATCTATATCATTTCTATTTTTATATGTATTGTCATAATATGTCTTTGTTTCATCTGAATCCGCATTTATTATTATTCTTTTATAAAATATTTCTTTTACATCATAATCTACATAGTCCGATAAATCAAATGAAACATATAACAGTGGAGTTAAAAAACTTTCGAAAAACCAATTGCTTTTAATATTAAATGTTGTTGGAGTTTTTAATGTATCAATTTCGCTTGGCTCTTTAAATAAATTACTTTCTACTAATTTTTTATATACTCCATCAGATGTTTCAATAATGGAGTTCCCTGTGCCAGACCCTATAATTATATTTAAATTATTTTCTAATCTTGTTATTTCATTTTTTAAATATTTTAATGTAGGCAAGCTATAATTATATTCTACATTATCATTAGATACTAAATTTAATATTATAGATTCTGAATTACTTGTTATAACATCTGTAAGAGCTGATAATATTGTTAACGAATTGTTTTGAACATTTAATGTATGCTCAAAAAAATTAGACATCGAATTATATGAAGACATATATTTTTTAGATATATATATAAATTTTAAATTTTATAATAGATATATTATTTAAAATTTAAATCTTTTTTATATATCTCATATTGTCCCATAGTAAAATCATAATAATCAGATGAGTTAACGGTTTCTAATGTTTTACTTGTAAGATGATGTAAATAACTTGATGTTATTAATGCATGTATAAATTTATGTTTTTGAAGCATATATCCATAATAATCATCCGAATACCAAAAACGATATCTATCGGGAAATAGCTGATCAAATGGAATTTTATCTAATATATATTTATTAAAAACTATACACCATCCGCATAATGTAACTCCGGTTTTATATCCCAAAATGTCATTACTAAGATCTATATTAGGATATGCTATATTATTTAATAAGTATGGATCAATAGGAGATACACTATCATATGTTTTCAATTTACTTAATAAAACATTCAAAAAATTATCATAGCATATAACATCATTATTTAAAATCATCACATGTTTGGCATCACTTTTAATATTCTCATATCCCATTTGTAAAAATTTATTATATCCAAATTGTTCGTTTGTCAATAATAATTTTACATCATAATTAAATTCTTCATAAAATGGCTCATTCTTTAAATTACAATTATTTTCTACAATTATAACATTTAAATTAATATTATGTATCGAATTAAATAATGACTTGATAGTATTATTAGTCATATTAAACAAATTCTCATTTTTAGCATTACTTAAAATAATAACATCAACATCAAAGTTATTCATATTTATTTTTATATTATCAAAATATCAATTCATCATTTAAAATATCGTCTACTATATTATACATTTTATCAAAATATTTTACAATATATTTTTTATATTCTATTGGCAGTTCATCATATAAATTTTTATATGAAATTTGAAAATATTCGCAAAATGATATTATTATGTCAATTGTATTATATTTAGATACATCTATCTTATTTAAAATTTCTAAAAATAATGGCTTAATATATCGTTTTTGTATTTTATTTTTTTTACATAATTTTTTATATAAGGTTGTTTCTGTAAAATAACATTCTATTAATTTTTGAATTTTAATTATATTATTTATCTCATGCTGATCATAAACATCATATATTTTTTCTAAATTTATATCTATAGAATCGCTATTATAACAATCACCTATATTATATCTATTATAAAATATTTTATCATTTTTAGCGTCCATATATAATATTTATTTTAAAATCCATATTTACCTGTTGAAGGTTCTTCGTTTTCTTCGTTATTTTTATTTTTTTCTTTTTTTTCTTCTTTATTTTTTTTCTTTTCGTTCTTAAATTTTTTATTCATCTCTATATCTGATTCATCCAAATTCATATATTTTTTAATTAGAAAATCAATGTCAAAATATGGTTTATCTTCATCATCTTTTAAATCACTCATATTTTTAATAAATTGTATTCTTTTTTCATATATATCTTGATTTTTCAATTCTTCAAATATATTATTAGAATTATATCTAAGTCCAATTGATGATTTGAAATTTTCATCATTGTCCAAGTCTGGATATTTTAGTACTATTTGAATATACAATGGCTTCAAAATAATTTCTTGAAATATAGATCTATATCTATTAATAAGATTAAAAAAACGAATTTCTTCTCTATCTATTGTTGCAGATGTTGCCCCTCCATAAGATCCTCCATTATTTTCTTTACTAAAACGTGTTGGAGGTATTTTAGAATTATCTTGAAGTTTTTGTTTAAGATATGAAACCAAATCTGAATTACTTATATCTGGCCCTTGATTTTGTATTGATTCTATTGATACAGTATCTCCATCCTTTGATGGAAATAAATAATTTTTATAATACTGCATTGAGGATGTACCATTTACAGATAATTCACCTGACGTTGGATCTAATGTTATATCCTCTTTATAATATGACATCATCTCTCCAAGTGATTCCTTTGCCTTTTGAGGAGAATTTGTTCGTATTGGCACAACCATTTTCATTCTCCATGCTGAATTCATCAAAAGCCACATCACCTGAGAATTCTCTACAATTCGTAATAAATTAAAACTTCTAACTAAATTTTCAACATATGAAATTTTAGAAGGCATATTCCCTTTTGCAAGAGAAATATATATAACTTGATTATCATATAAAATTCTTTTTTTAGAATTATCATCTGGATATTGTATCCATATTTTTTTATATGAATTGCCATCTTTTTCAATATCTAATTTTAAGTATGCAGTATCAATTTCTTTAAATCCTATTATCTCCGTAAAATCCTCATCATAAATGATTTCAAATGCTAATGTTCCATCTATTAATAATTGTTTAAAATATTCCCATGCAGTTATATCATTATTAAATCCAAACCGATAATATATCATTTTATAATAATCATTTATGGTTTCAATAACATCTTCCTTTAAATCTATATTATTAAATTTTAAATATGCAAAATAATTATTTTCATCGTAAACAATTGCCTCATCTGTAATTGTCGTTACCATCCAATCTATCTCGGGATTTAATGCAAACGATCTCAAAAATTCCCGTCGTTTGTCATATTGCTGCTGATAATAAGGAATAAATTTCTTTTGAGACAAATCCACCATCGATAATAATTTAATCAAGTCTGGATCTGTTACTGATGACGTGGCTTCTGTAACACCAATTGATAAAGAATTTTTTATTAACTGATCATTATAATCTATTCCTATATTTGAAATTCTATTAATTAAATTTGATAATGGCCTAGCAATAATATCGCCTGTCTTATTATAAAAGCCGCTTTCAAATAATTTTATAGATTTCATTTTTAATATTATTTTTTATATATATATTTATTAATTTTTATAATTCCATTTATTTTCGTCAAAATAATAAATACCAGATTTTTTGTTATTCTTTTTATAATATTGTTTGAATGAATTTGTATTTATTCCAATACAATTTTCTCCTAATACAACATTATCTCCTATATTTATCTTTTTAAAATTACTATTTGCAAATGAAAATTTATTAATTTTTTTTAAATTTGGTATATTTAAATATCCAGTAAAATTTGAATCTCTAAATGCATATTTTCCAACATGTTCTAATTTTGGACAATCAAAATCTCCTTCAAATCTTGCAAATTTAAATCCTTTTTCTTTTACAATTTTTAATTCTGGGCAATTAAAAACTCCAATAAAATTACTTTGCTGAAATGCTCTATCTCCAACATATTCTAATTTAGGAGCAAAAAATTTTTTATTATTTATAAAATAACTACAATAAAATGCAGAGTCGTCCACCTTTATTAAATTTGAACATATAAAATCACCATCAAAATCACTATTAAAAAATGCATTTTTACATATTATCTTTATACTATTTGATATAAAATTCCCAGAAAAATTAAAATTTATATATTTACTAGATTTTATTTTTTCAACTGTTTCTAAATTTTCCATATTTAAAATTTTTTGCTTATTATTTTTTAATTACATTTTTATATTTGCTAATATGATCATTTATTTTGATTCTTTAAAAATTGAATTTCAATAATGTTTATTTTCATTTTTTTTTGCGGCGCAATATCACTAAATTTCATATTAAAATCATTTGTGTAATCCTTAAATTTATATTTAACATCAAATTTATTTTTTGGACTTTTTTTATAATCTCCAAATAATTTTAAATATCCTCTATATATCATGATGCTTAGAATTATATTCTTCAACGGTTTTGTCTATCTGATCTTTTGTTAAATTAATTTTTCTGCCCCAGGGTACAACCTGAAGATTATAATCATCTCTTGCAATCAACCATATAAATTTATTTTGATCTGATATAGAAAATTTTAAGCCAGAATTAATTAAAGCTTTCATAGCTTCTGTATCAATATCTGTAAAAAATATTATTACATTATACTTATTCAACTTAATATTGCTATTATCTAACAAATATTTGCAAGGTACTATATAATCTGTACCTCCAGATGATCTTTCAACATTTTTAGTTTTTAAAAAATCTTTTGCTTTTCTTGCACCTTTAAATTCCAAGTCTTTTTTAATTTCTGTATCAAAAAATATCAATCTTAATGTTTTTAAATTAAATTTACTTACAATATCAAACAATTCAGATAATAAAACATTAAAAGCATCATCATCAATAGATCCACTTGTATCTATAGCAACTATTATATTATTTGTTTCTTCTCCCGTAAACATCTCTTCCCATGGAACAATTCCATCACTTCCGATATTATCTCTAGATGTTTTATATTTAACATTATTGCCATACATAACTTGTTTTACTGCTTTTTGAAGTTCGTGTCTCCAGTTAACTATAGCTCTATATTCCTTACGCTGTATGCGCCCAAAATCAGATGTACCAAATCCATGAGGTGAAATTCCATAATAAGTTGGACGATTAACTATATCGTTAATTAATGCATCATTTTCATTTTTTTGTTTATTTTCATTAGGTAATTTTGGATCTATTCCGGCTTTTTCTTGATATTCTTTAGATATTTCTGGGCTTAAAACTTCTCCAACATTTCCTGTTGGATTGTATCCTTTGTTAGAATTTTTTCCATTTTTTGCGTCTTCTATTGCTTTTTCTAGTTCTCCACGTATCCTATCAATTTCTTCTTTTGACAATGGTTTTGTAGTTGTCTCTGACCATTGACTTATTTTTCCCGAAGAACCAGACTGAGATCCTTGACCTTGTTTGGATTCTTGACCCTGTTGAGATTCTTTGTCTTCTTCTTGAGATATTTCTCCAACAATTTCTATATCAACATCTGAAGTAGTAATTTTATTTTCATCATTAGTTCGTGAAAATGATTTTCCTGGCATTATAACTACTATTTCGTCTTTACTTAATTTTTTTATCATAATTATTTTTTTACTGATTTTGATATGATTTAATTATATCATTTGCTTGTTGTTCACTTATTATTTCACAATCAATATGTCCATCATCATATACTTTTTTTATTAGTCCATATTCTCCAGTTTTTTTATTTCTTACTAGCATTCCTTCTTTTAATACAAATTTTGGTTTTCCCGAATCTTTGTTTTTCATTCTATTTTTAATATCATCATTATCAAAAATATTATATATTTCTTCTGCTGTTTTTCCACGATAATCATAATTTAAACAAGCACTTAAATTTGTTTGAATATCAGTTTTCACAAGTTTTAAATCGTCTATAAAAAGATTTTCCTCATAATCAGCAGCATAATTCCATTTCTCATGCTCATATTTTGTTGGTTTAGGTTTTTCTCTAAAATTATGATTTAACAATATATGAAAATATTCATGACATAAAATAAACTCGATTTCTCTAAGACTAAGTTGTTTATCTCTTCCCCAAGGATGTAATACAAAATTTGATGATATATATAAATTTACTCCATCTGTGGCAAAAGAATCTATTTCTGGATAATCTATAATAATTCTATATTTATAAAAATGATTTCCTATTTGCTCTTTTAATCTAGGGCATACATATTCGTGAGTGTCTTCTGACTTAAGTCCTCCTTGAGATAAATATCCAATAACTTCTAGTACCTCATATGCGACGCTTTCTTGTATTCTTTTTATTTTTTCATCATCAAAATCATTATAATATATTTGTCCATCTTTTCTAAATTCTTCATTAATAGAAGAATTTAAATATGCTATATTATCTTTTAATAGCATCATTTTTTGAAATATTGAAAAATCTTTTATCATTTTATTTTTTCTTTTTCTTTTTATCTACTGATATCGTTTTATCTATTGCTATTTATCTATTGCTATTTTAACATCTAAAAATTTACATTCGTTTTCAAGATTTTTTAAATAAGTATATAATTCTTTATCCACCTTATTCGTATTTTCTACATATTTAGTAATCAAATATGGATGAGCTAATGCAAATATTTTTTGAAATTCTCCTTTAAATGGAGTAAATTCTGTAGTACATCCACTAATCCATGCATTTATATTTTTACATTCATCTACTGTTAATATATTGTTATAATTTTTGTTATGTATATCATCTAAAATTTTATCCGTATTC